TACGAATGAGTTGTGGGTGGAAGTAATCAACCTCGCCGGGAAGGGGCCATCGGACACCGCCAGCACCGCCAACGCTGATTTCTTCCGAACGACCGTATCCGACCCGGCCAGAGCCATCGGACTACTGGTTGAGGACTACGATGTCCTGAATGTGAATTGGTCCCGGGCCGAGGGGCACAAGAACTGCGGGTTCATGGGCAACTACATCCGCAGCCTTCTCAGCTTTTCGAACTCAATTTGTCTGGGGACGCACCAAAACGGGGTCGAGGATACCGACATCCCCTATGGATTGACACATGCCCATCAGACCGGGTGCCGCGCAGGGGCGCACCCCGACAACACCGCTGGCCCAACGGGCGACCAGATCGGGTACGAGAACTGGCGTGCAAGATCGGACGACCCGAATGTCGATGAGATGACTGGTGTGGGCCATGGGGGAGGCTTGGTGGTGTTTGACAACCTCCAAGTTGGCGGAGGTAGTATCGGAACGTATGCGGCACCGGGATACCGAGGCATCCGGCAAACGAACTTGTCGTTGGTAGCAGGCATGGCGATGTCGCAACACCTATGCTACCTGCAAGCAGGCGATCAGTTCACCATCGTGGACGGCCTGCACGGTGTCAAACCCTACGGTGTGCTCGGGAAAGTCGCTTTCCCTGCCGATTCCAGACGTACTCCCGCGAAGAACGTGTTCGTTTCTCGGATATCCGGCGAGACATATGACGGATCGCCGCTCTTCAGTTTCGAAGGGGTGGACAAAGGTTGGGCTGGGTACGAAGGGCTGCCGTATGTTGATACCCCGACGGGCTTGGCATCCACTGTTCACGGCCAGCGGTTCAACGTGGGCGGCCAAGTGTACCGAAACAACCTCGGTGTTGCAGAGGACCTCGGGCCGATTGTCGAGTATTCGAACGGCCCGAGCCGGATGGACGCGGTGGGTGTCCGAGCCTCTGGCATCACTGGGATCGGCGATCAGTCATGGCTCCTTTCTTTCCGCAATTGTCGTGGGTTCCACGCAAGTTCGATGGCGACACAGTTCGGGACGGGAAGCCGGGACATGGTGGAGTGTTTGTATTCCTCTGGCGTCGTCGATGGGGCTTCGGCTCAGAGCCTCGGAGCCCGAGCCGTGCGAGCCACGCTGCCGATGATCGGTGATTTTGAAATCAGGAATTTCAGGATCGGTTCGTTGAAGTCTGAAACCTCGGGAATCTCGGGTATGGCTTTTTCAGCCGCAGATGACGCGGCTCCGATTGCGCCGGGGGACTTCTGGACCGAAGGGAACATCGGTCAGGTGGGGAGCGCCATCTACCGTTGCGTGACAACAGGGATCACGGACAACGTGATCACCTTGACAACAGCCTCCGGGGAACAGACTTCGGGCAGCGCGGGCTTTGAATACATCGGCGAGGAAGATGCAATTCGGCGAGGCCACCTTCGGATGTCCGATGTGGTCATCGAAGAATCTCCCGGTACGGACTACATCGTAGACGCTGACCTCGGGACACAATACCTGATATCCTATGAAGGTTTCGATCTCCCTGAAGACAAGGATGTTCGGATCGGTGGCACCTTGGCCCGAAAAGGGAACAACCGCATGGGCCAAAACGACGGGGTCGAGGTCATCGAAAATTTCCTATCGGTGGTGGATGGTGTGACAATGTCTTCTATCCCCCCGTCCAACGGAGCGGCTCCGGCATGGGCTGCGAACAAGAAGTGGTTCCGAGGTGAGCGCCTGCATCACCCCAACCCTACCGCAGGTGGGATAGCAGGGTTCGTGGCTGTTGGGACAGGCGTCCCGGGAAGCTGGGCTCAACTCGACGTTGGCTCTGCGGTGTAGCAGGTGACTTATGGACGCATTCACACCGATACTTACTTCACTTGGCCTTCCCGGTTTGGTGATCTTCGCGCTTGGTTGGTGGGGATTGAGCCGGTCGAAGAAGGTGGACGAACTACAAGCCGCGCGCGTGGAAGACATCAAATTGATCACGGAAGTGGTCGAGCAAACGCGGGCAACAAACGAGAAACTGGTGAATGCAGTAGCCTCGATGACGGACGAAATCCGCCGTGGAGGATAGTATCTATGTTTTGGCGAAAAAGGGTGAGTGGGGAGAACGACGATAAATCAACGTCGGACACGGTACGTAAAGCTGTCGAGGACCACAAATCATCAAGTGCTAAATTGAACAGAGCCCTCGAAGGGCTGGAACGCGCGTTGCACGAAGCGGCTCGTAAGAAGGGTGTGGAGAATGGTTGAGGTTCTCATAATTGTTCTCGGGGTCATTTCCACGGGCGTTTCGGCACAACTGTGTCGCCGGTTCTGGCGTGCCGAACACCCATTGGCGAAACGGATCGCGTTGATGACTGCTGCTGGGACGCTAGTCGGGATTTGCACGCTGGTGTTCTCGACTGCCACCTTTCTAGGGTTCTACGCTCAGATACCCGACTGGGCCGTCAACCTTCTGCGCATCGTAATCTTCGTTCCGCTGACGCTGGCCGATCTGTGGATGCACCGAAAACTGACGGAAATCGAAGGGAGTGAGACATGATCCTGCAAGGTAAAGCTAAACATCCTGTCGCCGAGGTGATGTTGCACACCAGCGCCACGCCGACGAATTGGCACGTCGGGAAGACAGCTCAGATGGCAGTGGATGAAATCGACGGCTGGCACAAGGCGCGCGGTTGGGCCGGGATAGGGTACCATCGCGTGTTCATGCCCTCGGGCAGCATGGGCGTTGGTCGCTCTATTTCACGTATCGGGGCAGGCTGCAAAGGCCGGAATCGGGGTGTGATCCATCTGTGCTTGGTGCCGGTCGGTGGTATCCAGACGATGGGTGAATTTTCGGACTTCTACACAGATGCGCAACAACGTGCGGTCAGTGGCTATATTCAGGAAGTCCGCGATTTGGTAGACGGCCCGCTGATCGTGACGGGCCACAACGAATTTGCGAACAAGCTGTGCCCCGGATTTCGGGTACTTTCGCATCAATGGGGAGGTGATCGACGTGCTTGATGACACCAAAGACTATATGGGCATTCCGAAGCCGAAGGAACCCGACGACTACGGCTGGGTATATTTCTGGGTTTACACCGCAACTGTCTTGACCGTCGGCATCGGTATCGGGGCGCTGATCGGATGATGAAATACGGGCTCATAGCTGCGCTTCTGGCGGTCCTCGGCCTCTCTGGTAAGGCGATGCTGGCAGAGCGCAAGGCGGGTCGGTTGGAAGCTGAACTGGCGCGCACTCAACTGGCTTTGTCTGGTTGCCAGAACGACGCTGCAAACCTCAGAGAAGACAAGGAGAGTGATGATGAAATCGACCGCATGTCTGATGACGATCTGCTCAACCCTCCTACTGACTGGATGCTTGGGCCGGGATGATCCGGTGGCAGTCGAAAAGCCCGTCGCTGCGTTCTGTGATGTTGAGGAACCGCGCCGGTTTTCGCAGGCCGAGATCGAGTGGCGGGCGGCGAATGCACCTTGGAACCTGCGCCGGGACTACAAGACCAACAAGACTTGGGATCGCGAGTGCAAGCCTGTGGACCCTGACTAAATCAGGTCGTTGATCTCTTCTTCCTCGACAGGGTGGAGCGAGTTGAACTTACCCTTCTGGTCCCCCATCGCATCCCAGCCTTCACGATCCGTCCTAGAGAACATCTCCAAGTATGGTCCGGCGGACAGTCGCTCGACGCGCTCGTAACCCTCGTCGGGCTTCCTACTGTGCTCCCGGGCAGGCTCCATGATGACCTGCCGAACTCCTGCATCGAGACGCTTGGGCTTGCCCCGGGTGAAGAGTAGGCAAATCTCGGCCTCCTGCCGGAACCACTTCCCCATGCCCATCTTCAGGGCCGCCGGGTTATGCTTCTGGGTCTTGAACCAGATCATGCCGATGCTCTTGAACGTGAAGCCCCAAGCCCTGCCCAGAGCAAGACTCTGGTCGAGATGGGGGCTGATCGTCCACATATGCAGAACGCAGTCTTTTGCGGCCAGCTCACCCACGGCCAGTGCGAGAAGCTGCTCGTGAGTCATGGCCCGATACGGGGCTTCCCCGGATCGGTGTGGCACGGTCCCCTCGTCTCGGTTAGAGTAGGTCTTATAGTTCCACGGAGGGTCCGCGTAGATCGTGCCATAGTGCTGCCTCCTGAGCCCTCTCAGTGGCCCAGAGACCACAACCGGGCTCTTCCCCTCGACTGGGGCGTGGTGGCAGTCCTCGGCCTGCTCTGTGGTCTTGCAGCGGTGTTTGTCCACCAGCCCGCAGAAGGTGCAGCTCGGTTCTGTCATATCTGGTCTTTCTCTGCATATACTGCCCGGGCAGCGGAGAGAGCCTCTGATCGCTCATGACTGGTGAGGCGATCCCACTTGTGGTCTCGCAATCGGAGCATCATCTCTCGCCCGATGTGGTTGGGTGTGTGCGGCCCGATTATGGCTTTCGCGATACGGAGAACCTTCTGATCTTCGAAGCCGCCTTCGAGTTCTCTAGGGCACTGGAAGTCCTCATATACAGACCAGCGCAGGCCGCACTTCGGGCAAAACATCTCGTCTTGTTGTCGTAGGGCTTCGCAACTCATACCAAACCTTTCTCTTTGGCCACACCCTCTTCTACGGTGATTCCGATGATGTCGCCTCGGGACGGGTTCTCGAATCCCGGTTCCAGCTCGCATTGGGTTTTGGGAATCCAGATGTCGTCCCCGTCCTCGGTCTCTCGGATGCAGACGGCCCCATCGGTTTGGGTCTGAAATTGCACGCTCAGGTCAACTACTCTCATATCAGGTCCTCAAAATCCCGGTCCACGAAGTAGTCCCGGTAGATGCGTTTGATCCCGGCCAGCTCCGGGTGGTCGTGAATCCACAGGCCGGTGTCCGGGGTGAAGACGGACCAGAAGAAATGGTCCATCTCCCTGTTGCCTGTCTCGATCTCGGTGTCGATCTGCCGAGACAGCTCGTCGAACTCAGCGTCCGACATGATCGGGTCGTCCTCGAACTCGTAAGCGTAGGCGGCCACGGAGAGACGGATGCGATTCCTGATCTCCGGGTTGAAGTCCACCATCAGATCATCCCCAATGCTTCCATATACATCTGGGTCACGGCATCCTCTTCGGCGATGTCGTCCCGGTCGCGCTTGCGGAGGGCGATCACCTTCTTCATGACCTTGGTGTCGTAGCCCCGGGCCTTGGCTTCGGCCATGACCTCTTTCTGATGATCGGCGATGTCTTCCTTCTCAGCCTGAAGGTACTCCCAGCGTTCGATAAACTGGCGCAGCTCGCCAGCGGTGACACGGTAGGTGGCGTCACCGACCGGGGAGTCGTCATCGTCCCCGGCCAGCAGCGCCTCCATCTCAGCGACGGCGTTCCCCATCAGATGAGATCGTCCATGTCGTCGTCTTCATCCTCGTCTTCCGGGGCCGGGACATCGTTGCCCGCCGCGATCTCGTCGAGGGTCAGAACGTCGATGGTCTTCTTCATCGACTGGAAGTCGTCCCGCTTGATCTTGGAGACCTTCTGGGTCGCCTTCGGGGTGTCCTCGCCGCCATCGACTTGGAAGACGAACTCATATTCGTCATCGTCGTAGTGCCACCACGAGTTCGATTTGAACGGCTTGCCGGACCAGTCGATGTCGTAGCCCTCAGAGGTCGGCTCCGGCTCGCTGGCGGGCTTGGTCGCCTTCGCCTTGGCCTCGGCCCCAGCGGGCAGCTTGCGGGTGCCGGGGTTGCTGTTCAGCCATTCCTCGACATCCTCGTAGGCGATCTCCCCGGTCGGGTCGGAGACCATGCCGCAGGAGAACAGGATCGCCGAGCCCGGCAGCAGGCGGCGTTGGCCGTGCATGGTCAGCGGGATCGGGTGAGCCATCGGTTCCTTGAGATCGGGCTGCCACGCCACGATGGGTTCTTTGATGTAGCCGTCCGACGATCCGGGCTGGACCGAGACGACATAGGTTTTGGGGTTGGCGGGGATCATACGAAGTCCTCTTCCTTGTAGGTGTCAGGGTAGTGGTGCTGGGCACATTCCCGGATCAGCTTGCGCACCATGTCAGCTTGCCGGTGGTGGTCGGTATCGACCGTGCGGAACCAGCTCTCCATGGCGAGGATAGCTGCCGCCGCGAAGCCGCTGCACTTGTTGGACCGGACGTAATCGCCGATGCCGATCAGCGGCTTTGCAGGGGGGTGGTGAACCCCGTAGGCCATCATGGTCTCGACGCGGATGCTGACGATGTGATGGGCTTTCTGAAGGTCCACGAGCCCGGCTTTCTTGAGAAACCGGGTGAGGTATTTCTGGACGGCGTGGGTGCAGGCGTCGTGGCCGTTGGCCATGGAGAACTGGAAGGGCTGGATCGTCCCCTTGTAGTGGTCTCCCCCGACCTGTGCGTCGAGTGCTTTGGTCATGCGTGGTCCCTTTCTTCGAGTCCCATAGATAGTCAACGATCAGTGGACGGTCAACCCGGCAGTTTGAAGTTCTCGTCCGGGCGGTCCTCCATCCACTCTTCGTCGCCTGCCTTGTTCCGGCATTTGTTGCTGGGTGGGTGGTAGATCACCGCGTTCTCCGGGAGGTGCCCCCGGCAGACCATGTGGATACCCCCCGTGCCGTCCGGGCTGTTGGCGGGGTCGGTCATGAACACCTCATTCGGCCCGTAGAAGACGCCCACGAGGCCCGCTTTGCGACAGAAGAAGCACTCGTATTGAGTCTTCATCCCCACATCATAATAGAGCGGTCTTCCGTCCTGCCGGGCAGGCGGGAGCTTGGGGGCCTTCTTCTCTTTGCGCCGGGCAATGGCCTCTTCGGCGCGGCGTTGGTGACGGTTCATTTCTTCTTCTTTCTCCCGAAGGCAAAAGTCTGCCGTTTCATCTCGGCGGCGGTGACGTTCTTTTTCCTGAGCGTCTGGTTTTCTGCGCGCAACTTCCGCACTTCGTCGATCAGTTTGCTCTCAACCCGGACGGCCAGTTCATTGGTCATCCCCGGCTCCATATACATTGTTACGATAGCCATCGTAGCCCCCTAGTGCATGTTGCCGAAAAGGTTCGGCATGAAGGTTTCGTGCGGTCCAGCCAGTTCCACGCGACGGATTAAGAACTGCTTTACCCACGGCATGAAGGCCCGGTAGAGGTCCGCGCTACCGACAACGAATATCGGCTTCCCGGTGGTTTGAGCAGCGGAAAGAATGGCTTCGGGAGGTTGGCCCTCCCAGACCATCATGTCGTAGTCTTCCGGG